GGTTTCGGCGTTTTTCCCTCTCCTTTCAACGCTGAAAAGTCGTTCGGAGGCAACTAAAACGCCTAGTAAAGTGGTATATTTTTATATGAAAAGGAGGTATAAAGATTGGCTAAGAAAAAACAAAGTACACCAAAAGAGCAACCAAAGAAAATGAGACCTGCTACTTCGCCGGAAGCCAGAGAGAACCAACTTATATCTCTAGCTGTAGACCTGGCAGAAAAGCAACTTATCGAAGGAACTGCCTCTTCTCAAGTAATTACACACTACTTGAAACTAGGTTCAACCAAAGAAAAGATAGAAAGAGAAATATTAGAGAAACAGAAAGAGCTTATAGAAGCTAAAACTGAGAATTTACAATCAGCTAAACGTATCGAAGAGCTTTACACTAATGCTATAAACGCAATGAAGAACTACAGTGGACAGTCTAACGGCGATGACGAAGAAGATGAAGACGATGATTATTAGGACATATACCGAATTAATGAAATTAGCAACTTTCGAAGAGCGATACAAGTATCTAAAGTTAGTAGCGAGAGTAGGAGAGGAGACTTTCGGCTTTGAAAGATATTTGAATCAACAATTTTACCATTCGCAAGAGTGGAAATCGTTAAGAAGTCAGATAATCATAAGAGATAACGCCTGTGATCTTGGTATCCCAGGTAGAGAAATGGACAGTAGAATAATCATACACCACATGAATCCTATAACTAAAGATGACCTAATACACCAATCCGACTTTCTGCTTAATCCTGAGTATCTAATTTGCACTAGCAAGAAAACACACTCAGCAATACACTATGGAGATGATAATCTGTTGTTCGGCGAGATGGTCGAACGTTCCAAAGACGATACCTGTCCATGGAGGAGGTGATTCAAAATGGATAGTATATTGGATTCAATCAAGAAATTATTAGGAATTCAACCAGAGTACAGAGTATTCGACGAAGACCTAATAATTCATATAAATACAGTTCTGGTTATCCTTAATCAACTTAACATCGGACCACCTGAAGGTTTCTTAATTTACGATGGAACCGAGTTATGGGATGACTATATCGATAGAGAACAAATCAACATGGTTAAAAGTTATATTTACCTTAAAGTAAGGTTAATGTTTGACCCTCCTGGAAGTGGTATATTAGTGGATAGTATAAATCGAATGCTTTCAGAACTTGAATGGCGCCTTTACCTAGAAGGAGACTCTCCGAAAGGAGGTGAATAGCGTGAGTAAGCAATATAGAATCGACGAGTTAGTGCATTATGGTGTTAAAGGTCAAAAGTGGGGTCGTAGAAGATACCAAAATGCTGATGGTTCTTTAACTCCTGCTGGCAAACAACGTTATGGGTCTTCGGAAAATTTCGAAAGACAATACAACTCTGACACAAAAGCCACATTAAATGCAACTAAAAGAGCGGTTGACGGTGGTAAAGAACTTAATAGAGCTGGTAGAGAGTTAGAAGCAGAAAGAAATAGAAAGAAACAAAAGAAAGCAGATAAAGCTTTAGAAGTAGCAGCTAGAGAAAGAGCTAGTAAAATGTCTGATCAAGAATTACGTGAAGCTGTTAATAGACTTAATATGGAAGAGAACTACACTAGGATGATACAAAATAGAGAACGTATCGACATGGGCGAATCGAAAGCATCTAAGTTTATGGACCGCAGTATGACCGCTCTAACACTTGCTAGCACTACGCTAAGTATAGCACTAGCTATAAAAGAACTAAAAAAATAACAACTTAATATACGAAAGGAGAATTCAAAATGGCGTTATCGAATACTGCCACTCCGATTTACTACGGTAAATTCAGAGATGCTGTAATAAGAGGCGAGATACCAGTATGTAAAGAGATTTCCATGGAGATGAACAGAATCGATGACCTGATTGCGAATCCTGGAATATATTACGACGACCAAGCTATAAACGGTTTCATTGATTTTTGTGAGCAAGAGTTAACGTTAACCGATGGTGGAGACCTTCACTTATTGGACTCGTTTAAGTTATGGGCCGAACAAGTGTTTGGTTGGTATTATTTCGTCGAAAGAAGCGTATTCGAACCTTCGCCTGATGGGCATGGTGGTAAATACGTAACTAAAACGATAAAGAAGAGGCTGATTAACAAGCAATACCTGATAGTGGCTAGGGGCGCGGCTAAGTCCATGTACGGTTCTTTAATTCAGAATTATTACTTGAACGTAGACGTAAGTACCACACATCAGATAACGACAGCACCAACGATGAAACAAGCAGAAGAAATACTATCGCCTGCTAGAACCGCCATAACAAGAGCAAAAGGACCTCTCTTTAAGTTCTTAACCGAGGGTTCTATACAAAATACAACTGGTTCTAAAGCCAATAGGACAAAACTAGCATCAACTAAGAAAGGTATAGAGAACTTTCTTACTGGTTCACTACTAGAGATAAGACCGATGAACATTAATAAACTACAAGGATTAAGATGTAAAGTAGCAACAGTCGATGAATGGCTATCAGGAGACATAAGAGAAGACGTTATAGGTGCCATAGAGCAAGGGGCTTCTAAACTAGACGACTATTTAATAGTAGCAATGAGTTCAGAAGGGACTGTAAGAAATGGGAGCGGTGACACAATCAAAATGGAGTTAATGGACATCCTTAAAGGAGACTACATCAACCCACACGTTTCCATATGGTATTACAGACTGGATGAAATCGAAGAAGTCGGGGACCCTAACACGTGGATGAAAGCGAATCCAAACATAGGAAAAACAGTAACTTATGAGACTTACCAATTAGATGTAGAAAGAGCCGAGAAAAACCCAGCAGTGCGTAATGATATTCTAGCTAAACGTTTCGGAATACCGATGGAAGGTTACACTTACTTCTTTACTTATGAAGAAACTCTTCCTCACAGACGAAGAGACTTCTGGGGAATGCCTTGTGCACTCGGAGCGGACTTATCGCAAGGGGATGACTTCTGTGCATTCACATTCTTATTCCCATTGAGAGATGGTTCGTTCGGAATCAAGACTCGAAACTATATTACAGATAAAACATTGCGTAAACTTCCAGGTGCTATGCGTCTGAAGTATGATGAGTTCATGCGAGAGGGAAGTTTAATTGTAATGGAAGGGACTGTACTTGACATGGAACAAGTCTACGATGACTTAGACGCTCATATAATCGAAAGAGAATACGATGTTCGTTGCTTCGGGTTTGACCCTTACAATGCCAGAGCATTTGTTGAACGTTGGGAAAGAGAAAACGGTCCATTCGGGATTGAAAAAGTAATACAAGGAGCTAAGACTGAGTCTGTTCCATTAGGAGAACTTAAGAAACTAGCGGAAGAAAGAATGTTAATATTCGACGAAGAACTAATGACGTTTACTATGGGTAACTGTATAACGTTAGAAGATACAAATGGAAACCGTAAGTTACTAAAGAAAAGATACGACCAAAAGATAGACGCCGTGGCAGCTATGATGGATGGTTACGTTGCGTATAAACTAAACAAAGACGCCTTCGAGTAAAAAAGGGGGTGAGAATTCAAAATGGCTAAAGAGTATAAAATTAATGACCTTATTAGCAGCGAAGAACTTTACCACCACGGAATTAAAGGTCAAAAGTGGGGTGTTAGAAAATACCAAAATAAAGATGGTTCATTAACTCCAGCCGGAAGAGAGCGTTATAAAGATAGTATAGCTGATACGAAAGTGTACACTAAAAAAGGGGTTGCTGTAACATTGAAAAAACAGAAGACACCGCTTTTAGCTAAAGGTATACAAAAAGTAAGCAGCAAAGCAAAAAAAGAAGCTGAAAAATCAGATCTTATAGATATAACGGTTGATGGAAAGAGAGTTGGAGACCTACAGTTATATAAAGAAAGTCCAAAAAGCTTAAATGTCGTATGGGTATCGGTTAACGAGAAATACGAAGGTAATGGGTATGGAAAAACAGTAATGCAAGCAGTCGTAGACCATGCAAAAAAACAAAACTTAGACACTGTGACACTAGAAGTTCCAGGTACTTCTCCCAATGCTAGACATATATATGAAAGTTTAGGATTCAAACCAAAAGGGTTAATCTCTGACGAAGATGACGCTTGGGGTGGTTTAACAGCCATGGAATTAGACTTAAGAGATAAACGATAGGAGGTGATAACCGTTGAATAATAAATACAGCATCAACGATTTGATATCCGAAGACGAACTTTACCACCACGGAATAAAGGGCCAAAAGTGGGGCGTAAGACGATACCAAAATAAAGATGGTTCATTAACTCCTGCTGGAAAGAAAAGAAGTAAGGCTGATATTCGTCGCGATAAGATGAATAAATTAAAAGACAACGATAAACTTACAGATAAAGAAAGCAGAAGACACGTTCGCTAATCTGTATAAAAACGACCCAGAATTCAAGAAGTCGTTAATTAACAATTTCAAGTATATGAAGAGAGATAACTGGTTACAAGATCTCGATTTAAGAAACGCAGTCGATGATTTCTTAGATATGGTGGAAGATGGAACAGGTAAAGCAGCTTCGAAATTCGCGGATGTAGAAAAACACGTTCAAGAACAAAAGTTTAACAAAATGTTACCTAAACTATACGACGCATTTAACTTTGGAATAGTTAATACCAGAGATGACGGTAAAGTGGTAGGTGATAGATTCTACGCGAAGTTAAAAGAAATGGGATACGATGCTATAACTGATATTAATGACCAGAAGTATAGTGGTTATAAGTCTAAGAATCCAACTATAGTATTCAATACTGGAAAACTTGCGATAGATAAAGTTAAAGATTTAACTCTTACCGAAATTTCAAAAGATTTTGCTGAATCTAAAAAGATACTGGCCAATCAAGTAAAAACAGAAAAGCTAATTAAAGAACTGCAGACTAATGCTAAAACATATGGCGGAATGGCGGCTATGCTGGGTGGTGTTGGCGCTGGTACCAGAGCAATCAATACTGCAATGATTAATAAATACAGAAGAGAACACCCGAACACTAGACTCTCAGATAAAGAGATAATACTGATGCTACAAGCAGAAAAGAACAATAAGAATTAGAGGAGGTGAAAATTCAAAATGGGAATAACAGATAGATTACAACATGCTTGGAATGCTTTCTTGGATAACGATAGAAGACGTCCTTATCAGGATATGGGATATTTTAGTTATAATAAACCAGACCGTGTTCGTTTCACAAGAGGTAATGAAAGATCAATAGTAACATCTGTATATAACCGTTTGGCTTTAGATGTAGCAGCCATAGCAATCAAACATGTAAGACTTGATGAGAATGGTAGATACACTGAAGAGATAAACTCCGGATTACAAAACTGCTTGAATGTCGAAGCGAACATTGACCAAACAGGTAGAGCATTCTTACAAGATGTGGTAATGTCCATGTTGGATGAAGGATGTGTTGCTATAGTGCCGGTAGATACAACCATCAACCCCAACGTATCTGGTTCTTATG